AATAGGGGAAATAAAAAATGGTGGATAAGGTTAAAATTAATATAGAGCCAAAAGTTAAAATCGCAATTAAAAAAGCTTATAGACCTTTAAAGCTAAGTATTAAATTTCCGACTACAATTGAACTAAAGCTTCGAAGAGCTTTGAATGGCGATTATCTTATTTATGACCACCCTCTTTTTGATATTGTGATTATGCCTGACAAAAATAAGATTGTTACTTTTAGAAAAAGGAACCCAAAGACAGACCCTTATCCATCTCAAGACAAGTTTTTTGATTATTTAATGAGATTGGGAATGGTGGTGCAAGATTCTATACAGGGCGGGAATGTTTATGGTTCGCTTGAGGCAATATACCCCATTAATGACAAAGTAGACACTATTCAGGCCCTTTTCTTAGCAGTGTACAATTTCTTAAAAGATGAGCTTGAGTTCTTTAAAGCCGTCGATGACTATGAAGAAGATTACGAAGATAGTCTAGTTGAGCCAGACCCAGAAGATAGTACGGAACTGGGCGAAGTGCCCCATTCAGATAGGAAGGGCGCTATTGACCCGAATTCCACACCCTATAGTTTAGTTTACAGGATATAAAATGCAGCTACTTATGTTTGTGTTGGCCTGCTATGGATTAACGCTTATTTTACTTTATGGATCTATTTTTGATTCAATAAGGCCGATGAAGGGAAGGCTGGGAGAGCTTTTTAAGTGCCCTCTTTGTACCGGATTTTGGGCTGGTATAATTGTTCTGTTGATTTCTCAAGATTCACAACTAATTACATATGAGCCCAGTTTTGTCAATTGTTTATTGCTTGGCTGGACCAGCGCCGGAACTAGCTATTTTTTGGATATGATAGTTGACGATTTTGGCCTTAAAATTTCCCGGGGGGGAAGAGAATGAACATTTGGACTGATAATCAGTGGATGCTTAGACCGCCAACTAATTGTTGTAAAGGCCGCTGACTACTTTAGGAATAAAAATATGAAGATTAAAGTAAAGAGATATAAAGAAATCGAACGCATGGCTATTGTAGAAGCCGCTCAAAGGGTTCTGGTCGAGGCCGTAAACGCCGATCAAGTTAAGGCGATCGTGTCGGCTCTTAAAAATACTGGGCTGCCCGAGGCTGTTATTGAAGGGGTTGAAACTGCATTACACACCGCCGCCCTCGCCAATGGGGCAACTGCAGAATCGCTTGGCGTGGAGTTTGTTAAAACATGAACAAGTTTCTTCTTAGAGAATATTATGAGTTGTGTGAAGGTGGCGTCTGCCAAGATTTATTGACAGAGCAAGAAAAGACGTTTGTTAAAGAAGGCGGCTTGATGCTGAGCGGCAAGATTCAAGAAGGTGATCGTAAAAATGGCAATGGTAGAATATATCCGACTCACATACTTTCACGAGAAGTTAATAATTATAAAGAAGTTGTAGACGATAAAAGAGCTTTGGGAGAGCTAGACCACCCAGAGTCTTCTATTATTAACTTAAACAATGTTTCTCACATGGTTGTTGATGTTTGGATGGACGGCAAATCAGTAATGGGTAAATTAAAGGTAATGGATACCCCATCTGGGCAAATTTTAAAATCCTTAATTGAGGGGGGTGCCCAATTAGGCATTTCTTCAAGGGGTCTGGGATCTGTAGAGGAAAAAGGGGGAAATACGATTGTACAAGACGATTTTCAGCTTATTTGTTTTGACATTGTAAGTGACCCATCAACTCCCGGCGCGTACATGAAGATTTCAGAGAATAAAGTTCCAGAAAATCAAATTTTTAATAAAAAAAGTAGAATTAATAGGCTAATAAATGAAATCATCAGTAAGTAGAAAAGAATTAAAAGGCATTATTAAAGAATGTGTCCGAGAAGTCATGTTTGAAGAGGGTATGATTAGTGACTTAGTGTCGGAAATAGCTGCCGGTTTTGCTAAGGCTAACTTATTAGAGGCTAGACAATCGTCAAAGCCCAAATTGACAGAAAAAGTTGTTGAGCAAAAACAGCGCCCAAAAGTAGAAAGAAAAATATATACGGAAAATAAGAAAAATTTGTCAGAAGTACTTAAAAAGAATTTTGGCGGCATTGACTTGTTTGAGGGCACTACCCCCATTTCAGCAGCAGAATCAAGCAACCAGTCAGCATTGACCGGCGTGTCTTCAAACGACTCTGGGATAGATATTTCAGCTATTCCCGGCATGAATAATTGGAAGAACCTAATTAAATAAGAGGTAAATATGTCTATTTGCAATGTAGAAGTTAGAGCTAGAAGAAATGAGCCAGCCGAGGCCCTTATAAAGAGATTTAATAGGAAAGTAAAGAATGAGGGGATCGTGCAGGAAGTTTTAAATAGAAAGTATTATACAAAGCCTTCCGTCAAAAGAAGAATGGAAAAGGTTAGAAGAAAAAGGGTGTTAGACAAACTCAAAAAGGAGCAGAATAAACGATGACAGTTTTAAGTTATAAAGCAGGAGTATCCGCCGTAGGCCAATATCAGACTAGTGGTATTCCATACGCCACAGCTTCTTTTACCGTGCCGATGTTGAAGGTGGTCGGCGCTCGGGAATTAGTGTTCCCAAATATTACAAGGTTTTTTACCATTGTTAACACTTGCACTGGCAACAACGCTCCTTTAAGGATTGGTTTTTCTGCACTTGGAGTGACCGGCTCTGCCGCTCAAAATCAAGCGGGCGTCGGCGGCGCGAGCAGCTATTTCATTTTAAATAATGGTGAGTCTTTCACTGGCGAACTCAGAGTCCGCAGCATATTTTTGCTCGGGGATTCGGCCACCGCCGGCTCAACCGCCTCTGTTATTGCCGGTTTAACTGGAATCTCCAGCAGCGTTTTAATTAATAATTGGACCGGTTCCCATATTGATTATGGCGGGGAACACTGGGTATAAGACAATGCTTATAAGCGGTTTCGGAACAGACAAGGTTAAAGGCTCTGCCAATGTCTTATCTAAAAGAACCATTGTCGATCGATATCCCAGTGTCAGGACGGCTTTTAACTCCTTTCCAGAAGTTGTTCTTGCTTCATCAACTTATACAGCCAATTTCGCTACCCTTTCTGGCATAGAAGCGCCCACTTGGAACAATTTATTTAGTGACACCCAATATTTTAGACAAACAAACGCATCTAATTATCCAGCACTAAACGCGAGTTCTCCCATAAAGGGCAATGGACCATTGGAATTTGTTGGTGCCGACTCGTTTGAAACAATTTCGACGCTCCCAGTAACTAGCGGACGAACATATATAGCGCTTTTTGAGTATAAGTGCACCAGCAACGCTATAGACAATTATATATTGGGGGAGTTTGACCTTCCCATAGCCTCATCCCGCATAGGCGGGTTTGCCTTTTATGCTGACAGCACCAACCTTGGCGTAACCATGAGAAACTATTTTAAATGGTTTAAAAAAATTGGCTCCAACTACTCCAAGACAACCTCGTTCGGACCAACATTTCCAAGAAGTGTTAACTATGGCGATAATGTAGAAATTGCTGTAGTCACAGAATTCTGCGATGGCTCCGGCGACCCAGACCTCCCAGAGCTAAATTATGAAATAAGAAATGAAGATTTAACGTCAACAACAGTAACTATTGAACGCGGCGTCGATGGCATCACGCCGCCAGAGGCAAATTGGACTGCTACTTATGGTTCTGGATTTCCAGCCATATATTTAAGACTGGCGTCCACAGCTTCGGAAGACCAATCTTATTATGCAGTTTTAGTATATGATACCGTTTTGGAGGACGCCGACGTGCAAAAAATTATTCGAATACTCAAAACAATGTATGGCCTATAAAATGAAAGTAACTTTTTTTGTAAAGAAAAACAAAGACGACACTGCCTCAATAAAAATAAAAAAAGGCAGTTCAACCCATTATTTAGGGAATTTTTGGGGTGAACATCAGATGGCCAGCGTTTTACATCAAAAAATAATAGAACTAAGTAAAGAGGCTTGGCCAGCCTGGGTTGCGAGTCTTGGCTATACAATAGAAGAAGAAAACATCGCATAGTCATTTTACAATTTTAATTACTATTTATTAAGAGCAAAAGTATAGGAGTGCTTATATGTCAACAATGTTAGAACAAGCCATAGTAGATGCCAGCGCACTAAGAGAGGCGGCAATTCACAGCGCTGAACAGGCAGTAATATCTAGGTATTCTGACCAAATTAAGGGTACGGTTAATTCTTTGTTAGAACAAGATGAGTTGACCGCGCTCACACCCGCAGAACCAGCCGCAGCACCCCCAGAAGGCGAGAGTTACGGTGATAATACTAGTGCGCCCAAAGATAAAGATGAAAAGTCTATTATAGAGGCACAATTAGATGAATATGACGGGAAAGCTTACGCTTTCGGTGATTTATCTGACAGCAATACTTTTGAATTAGAAGCTGACGAAACAATTGAAATTGATTTAGAAAAAATTGTAGCTGAATCAAAAAATGTAGTCGAAGTTTCCGAAGATGCCTTAAATGAGTTGGTCTCGGAAGAGGTTTCCCTTTCAGAAGAAGACCTTAAAGAGTTTTTAGAAGATGATGAGGAAGAAGTAATTGAAGAAAAAATGAAAGTCGATTACGAGGCCAAGCCAAGCGGCTGGATGAACAGACCATCAAAGGTTCTAGACGAAGAGGCCGCCCTAGATCTTTTAGCAAATGCTATTGCTGAAATGGAGCTTGAGGTAACAAAAGAACATAAAGAAGTTAATACTTTACTAGGTAATAAACTAAAGAAGACCAACAAGCGGTTGGCCAAAGAACAAAAAACAAACGAAAGACTTTCAAGCGAAAATAAAGCCCTTTACGGCGCGGTTGAAAGTCTTAAAACCAAATTTGATGAGATGGTTCTCATCAATGCAAAGCTTTTATATACTAACAAGGTTTTGACCAACGCCTCCCTAAATGAGCGACAAAAAAATGAAATTGTCGAGTCGATTCAAAAAACAAATAGTATAGAAAAAGCAAAAATAGTGTACGAAACTCTTCAAAGCGCAGTTGGGACACCAAAGACTGGTCCAAAATCTCTGAGCGAAGCAGTAGGTCGTCGCACAAACACTTCCATGCTCTTAAAGGCTAAAAAGCCCGAAGAGAATGACAACTTACAAGAAACGTTTGCCCATCGCATGAAGCTTTTGGCAGGCATTAATAATTAATTCAAGGAGGATTTAAAAAATGTCTATTGTAACAAGATTAACAGAAAATATCGTTAATCGTGATCTTGGAAAGGAAGGTGCAGCCCTGCTAAACAAGTGGGAAAAAACTGGACTCCTAGAAGGTCTCGGTAGCGAGAATCAAAAAAATGGCATGGCTCGCCTATTAGAAAATCAAGCCAAGGAGCTTCTCCGTGAAGCTTCGTCTATGAGCGCTGGCGATGTTGAGGGCTTTGCAGCCGTCGCATTTCCAATCGTTCGCCGCGTATTCGGCAGTCTCATTGCGAATGAGGTCGTCTCGGTTCAGCCTATGGCTCTTCCGAGTGGTCTAATTTTCTTCTTAGACTTTACATACACGCATCAGGACTCAACTAATTCACTTAGTGATGTTGCGACCCAAGACAAGTCCATTTATGGTGGCGGCCAAGTTGGTAAGGGCATCGCCGATGGCGTTGACATCTCGACGGATGCCGAAACGAGCTTTTATGCTCTTAATAATGGCTATTCAAGTGTCACGTCGTCGTTCACGCCCGACATTACGGAAATGGCTAATGCCAATCTTAATGGCACCAAGACCGTTGCGCAGGTTAAAGCAGCCTTGGAGGCTGGTTCAATTAGCACTGAGCCTGATCGTTCGGTAGCTTTGAAAACTGCCTATGATCCTGATTTATCGGATACTGAGTTCCTCAAGATCATGACGGTTGATGTGGGTGATCTTGAAGACAACAATGTAGATTTGAACAATCTCATATCGATTCAGATCATGTCAGGTTCAGCTGCACAGTTGGCAGGCGCGCACAACCTTGCGTCAGCTACGTATGTGACCGGCGAGGCCGCGTGCATTCAGCACAGACGGCTGTCACAGCTTATCCGTGCGACTTTGCCAACCAGCACTCAAACGACGGCGACGCCGGTTTCGTGTTCTCTTGCCTTTACGCACACTGCGGCTTTCCACAACGGCACGGGAGCGGAGGGGGCCAACACCGTCGCTGCACGCAGAGACAGTTGGACAGGCGCGACGGGAACTCCCGGTATGGTTCTAGCTGATCTGCTCGGATTGGAAGGGGCCGGCCTGTCTTCTAACGATCTTGATTTTGAAGACGGTCAGAATCAGACTATGAGAGAAATCGATATTAAGGTCGATTCTCTGCCTGTCGTTGCACAGACCAAGAAGCTCAAGGCCAAGTGGTCACCAGAGTTGGGCCAAGACCTCAACGCTTACCACAACCTTGACGCTGAAGTTGAGCTTACAAGCATTCTCTCTGAGCAGGTTGCTCTAGAAATCGATCGTGAGATCCTAGAGGACTTGGTTAAGGGTTCCACTGCTGGTACGCTTCACTGGTCACGTCACGCAGGCAAGTTCCTGAATCGTGAAACTGGTAAAGAGGTTGGTGCAACTACGGCTGCTCCTGACTTCACTGGTACCGTCTCTGAGTGGTATGAGACTCTTGCTGAGACCATCAATGATGTTTCAGCGGCCATCCACCGCAAGACGCTTCGTGGAGGCGCGAACTTTATCGTTTGTGGTCCCGAAGTTGCCAACGTTCTTGAGTTTACTGCAGGCTTCCGTGCCAGCGTCACTGGTGATGCTGATCGCGGTTCTGTCGGTGCTGTGAAGGTTGGTTCAATCAGCAAGAAGTGGGATGTTTATGTTGATCCATACTTCCCAAGACAATTGGTTCTTGTTGGTCGTAAGGGCAGTAGCTTCCTTGAAAGTGGCTATGTGTATGCTCCTTATGTTCCGCTACAGGTCACGCCGACTATCTTTGGCGTCGAAGACTTCGTGCCCCGCAAGGGCGTGATGACGCGATATGCCAAGAAGATGGTGCGTCCTGATATGTATGGCTTAGTTGTTGTTCATGACATAGTTGGTTAATCTAAACTAACTTAGTTAAAAGAGTTGATCCCCCGCTGGTTTTTAAGATCGGCGGGGGATCTTCTCTTTTATCAGACTATTTATTAAGACAGCAAGTCATAAAGGGAGTAAATAAACATGAGTAAATTAGGAAGATATGCCGCGCAGAGAAGAAAGGTTCAAAGTATAACCGCAGCCTACACCGCCACCGTGGCTGATTGCGGAACGGTTTTTATGCTTAATCTCGCCACCGGCCTCACCGTGACGCTGCCTTCTGTGGCCAACGCCGGAAATGGTTGGTGGTGCAAATTTATTGTTGGTACCAACTGCGCCAGCAACAATTATATTATTACGGAAGATACATCGGCCGATACTAATGTATTGGTTACACTAATCAGTGAGTTGGAAACCGATAACACCGAAGACGGTCCCAGCAGCACGGGTCATACGACCATCACACTCCCCAACGCCTCTGATACTGTAGGTGATTGGGTGGAGATTGTTTGTGATGGAAGCAATTTTTACTGCTGCGGCCAGACAGTCTTGGACGGCGGCATCGCCCTTGCTTAATAATTAACACGGTTAACCGGAGGGGTTAAAACAACATGAGCAAATTAGGAAGATATCACGCACAGAGACTTAAAATAGTTGAAATAGGCACATCGGAAACCAAAGCTGTAAAGGTTTCTGAATGCGGCACAATATTTACTTGCGCGGGCGGTGCTGGCACGAGCGCCATAACGCTGCCCTTAATTGCTGACGCCGGCGCCGGCTGGTGGTGCAAGTTTATTCTTCTTGCGGACGAGGGCGCTAACAACACGACGGTCGCGCCGGCTGCCGGCGATGAAGATACGATTGTTGCTGCTAATTACGGTGGTTTGGGCGATGATACCAATTCGGCCAATGTTGGCAGTGATGCCGCTGCTGATTCTGCGGTTTTCGTAGCCTCCAATGCCCTCGCCGGTGACTCTATGGAGTTTATTTGTACTGGTTCAAAATGGATTTTACAAGCTTTCAGCACAGATGCCGATGCTGGAATTACATTAACGACCTAAATAGGGGATTATCAAAACGATGGCTAAACTTGGACACTATTCTGGTCAAAGACTAAAAATTGTTGACCTCGACACTACTGAAATTAGGACGATAGGTTCCAACGAATGTGGAACAGTTTTTTTGTTGGCCGGCGGCACAGTCGAAAACACCATAATTTTGCCTTCGATCATAAGTGCTGGCGCTGGTTGGTGGTGTAAGTTTATCCTCCTCGCTAATATGGGCGCGAACGGCGCGACGATCGGCGAGACCAGCCCCGACTCCGCTTCAATGGTTATTGCCAATTACGGTGGCTTAGGCGATGATACCTTAAGCGGCAACGTCGGCAATACTCTTATTGGTGGCGAGGTCGTGTTCGAGGCCAACAAAGCTCTTGCTGGGGATTCTGTAGAGGTTATTTGTACTGGAGAGAAGTGGCTTGTCCAATGTTTTAGTTCTGACGCCGACGCCGGCATCACGACAGTCGACATTATATGATAAAAAAGAGACATTATGGGTAAAAAGAAAAGATATCTTTATAATTTAGAAAAATTTGGTAAAAAATTAAAGAGTAAGTTTGAGGTTCTTTTGCAAGAAGAGCCAAGCATTTCGGTTGTCAAAGAGGCGACTGCACCTGTAGAGCCGATCGTCAAGCCGGCTCCAGTAGTAAACAAGATCCGGAATCCGGATCTTGTTATTGACGCTTACGGCGACGCAGAGCCTCTCGTCAAGTCGGCTCTGGTAGTAAGCAAAGAGAGCGAATTAAAGTCAAAAGTGGCGATTAAACAAAAGGCCGCCCCAAAGCCTCGGCCTAAGCGTCCAAGTGTTAGATCAAAACAACGCCCCGCTTCGAATAGTAAAAAGAAAGTTCGATCCTCAAAGCCCCGTCGCAAGGTTGCTGCAACAAAGAAGGCCGATTAATCTATTTCTCTTATCCTAACAACTATTTATTAGGATAGGAGAAATAATGAATGGCCACACCAACCCTAACACCAACTAGCCAAACAAGTAAATCAATACTAACTTCAACTGGATCTATTTCAGAAGTGGCTGGTTTGTTGCCCTATGGAATCTATAGTGATTCTGAGGCTTTTATCGCCGGCGCTTCTGACCAAGTGGCCTATACATATAAGAAGCTGGGCGGCGATGTCTTAGACATTGAAGTAAAAACCGGCAATGTTTATGCAGCATACGAAGATGCAGTATTAGAATATTCTTACATTGTCAACTTGCATCAAGCTAAAAATTCGCTCGGAGACTTGCTCGGCGATACAACCGCCTCGTTTGACGAGGATGGTGAAATTGTAACAGGCCCAACAAATGCCGCATTAAAGTTTCCAAGATTCACATTTCAGGCCAGTCAACGTACTGCTGACGGTCTAAGCATAAAAGCTGGCCTAAATGCTGATATTTCTGAATATTCAGCATCGTTTGCCCTGACGGCCTCTCAGCAGGATTATGACTTGCAGGCAATTGCTTCTTCCTCTATTAACAGTGGTGATATAACTGTGGTAGGGGCCGATTCTTTGAATAGCCGAAGAATCACAATTTCAAAGGTATATTATGTCGCCCCAAGAGCACAATGGCGCTTTTTTATGTATTATGGTGCCATGAATGTGGTTGGTAACCTTTCCAGTTATGGTCAATATACGGATGAATCGACATTTGAAGTTATACCAACTTGGCAGAACAAGGCGCAGGCGATGGCCTATGAGGACTCGATTTATACAAGAATTTCCCATTATTCTTATGAAATACATAATAATAAAATGAGAATATATCCTGAACCAGACGGGGTAGCTCCAACTAGAATGCATTTTAGATTTAGGTTATATAAAAGTCCGTTGGAAGAATATTCAGATAGAGAAACAGGCACGAAGGGGGTTAATAATTTAAACACTTTGCCCTATGCAAATATTCCTTATGAAAATATTAATTCAATTGGTAAACAGTGGATTAGAAGATACGCCTTGGCACTTACAAAAGAGATACTGGGGCAGGTTAGAGGCAAATTAAGCACTATTCCTATTCCCGGCAGCAATATAACTTTAAACGCTTCAGATCTGCTGGCTCAATCAAAAGAGGAGCGGGCCGCCCTAAAAGAGGAGTTAAATAAGATATTGGATGAATTAACATATGTTAAACTGGCCGAAAGGGACGCTGCCCTCGCAGAAAATTCTGAAAAATTGAATATCAAGATTCCTTTGCCGATTTTTATAGGATAACAAATGGCCGATAATGAATGGACACAACCAGACGCCCCGCCACCACCTCTTTTTACTGGTAAAAAAGAGAGAGACTTTGTCAAACAAGTTACTGACGAAGTTGTTGAGCGAATAATTGGGCAGGGTATATTTTATTATCCTATCAGCACTGAACATACAGAATTCCATGAAGTTTATGGCGAAGCAATAACAAAAACCTTTTTGCCTCCAATTAGAGTTTATGCGCTTGTTGAATGGAATGAGTTTATTACAGAAACGGGTAAATACGGTGTAGACAAAAGAAGGGCAATCACCATTCATTTTCACAAAAGAAGGTTAACGGAGGATCAGGATCTATATGTTAGAGAGGGTGATTTTGTTAAATATGGCACTTTGTTTTATGAGATAGTCTCTTTAAGCGAGCCGCAACAGCTTTTTGGGCAGACAGACACAAAAGTCGAAATAGTGGCCAAGTGTATAAGGGCGAGAGAGGGTAAGTTTAATGCCAAGTAAGCAAATGAGTTCGTATGCTGTTGATATCAAATATGCTTTTCAGAGCATTCAACAGGCTGAAAAGGCGGCAATGCAAATTGGTTGTGTGGGTTCTCATACCGCGCAATCCGGTGAGCATTTTCCTTGTAAGAGCAGGGCCACCTTTTTAAAAACGCTGGGAGTCCCCCAGCAGGAAAAATTAATTTTAAAAGAAAGCAGCCAAGAAACGGTTGATTATGCTGTTTTAAGGTGGGTTGATGAAACATTAAACATCCATTCAGAAACGAACTTGGGATTTAAAAAAGTTCCTGTTTTTTGGTTGACAGCAGAAAGAGCGGCACAAAGAGACATTAGAAGGGAGACGTTTTCAGATGCTCTTGTTTTTCCTTTAATATCGATTAAAAGAGATTCCATGGAAAAGGCCGAAGCGGGAAAGCGACCAATACCGGGTAATGTTTTTAGAAAAAAACAAGCCGGTGTCGGCCATGAAATGAACCAATTTTATATTGGTAAAAAAATAAATCAAGATAAAACAAGAAATTTTGCGCGTGCAACAAGTTTAAGGCTAAATTCGGATGCAAACTTTCCTGTTCCAAAAAATCAAAGAGTTGTTTATAAAAGATATTATGTCCCACTTCCAGTTTATTATAATTTTAATTATTCAATTAATCTTAGGTCCGATTATCAAACGCAATTGAATCAAATGCTTCAGGTTCTCGCTGTTTATTCAAACAATATTAATACTTTCATGATTTATTCTAGAAACCATAGGTATGAAGCTTTTTTTGATGGCATAACCTTGGAAGACAATATTGCTAGTTTGGCCGAAGATGAAAAGAAGTATGAAGCCACCATCAAATTAAGAGTATTGGGTTATATCACGGGCAGGGGTGTTAATGATAATATCGGAGACTATTCAGTTATAGAAAATCGAGTCAAAATCAGGTTTCCAAGAGAACATGTTATTGTTGGTGACTTGAATGAAGCTGGAGATGGATTTTTTAAGGACTAATACTTTTTGAGCTTTATTTAACTATTTACTATAGTAAAGTCTGATAGGAGAGATGAATACATGAGTGCGAAAAAATTTAAATT